AATGTATAAAGCAAATCATCACCCAAAATATAATTTTTTGATGGACTTGAGAAAATTTAATGAGCTAGATGATTTGCCTGAAGAATTATATCATCTTGATATTTTGGATGGCTCTCCACCTTGTTCTACATTCAGTATGGCTGGAGCAAGAGAACAATCCTGGAATAAGGTGAAGAAATTCAGAGAAGGACAGGAAGCACAAAGATTAGATGATCTATTCTTTGTTTATTTAGATACTGTTGAAAAATTAAAGCCTAAGATTTCAATAGCAGAAAATGTATCAGGAATTCTTTTGGGAAATGCCAGAGGATATTGCAACGAAATTATAAAAAGATATCATCAGCTAGGATATGATGTTCAAATTTTTAAATTGAATGCTGCAAAGATGGATGTTCCACAAGGAAGAGAAAGAGTTTTCTTCATTGCAAATAATCAAGGATATCCAAAATTAAACCTGAATTTTGATCATCCAATCATTCCATTTGGAAAAGTCAAAAGCATTAAAGGAAAAGAATTGAATCATGATTCTATGGCTTACAGAATGGCACAAAGAATCAATTATGGAGACAGGGATCTTTCCGATGTTTGCAAAAGAGAAAGAGGAAAGGTTTCAATGTTTGGCATAAAAATAGCTTATGATGAGCTGGTATGTTGCACCTTAACAGCTGGCTCTTCAATGATTAGATATTCAGATCGGAAAGAGCTCAGCGATGAAGATATAGTTCACATTTCCACTTTTCCTGAAGATTATGATTTTGGAGAGAATCGGCCAAATTATGTTTGTGGGATGAGTGTTCCACCAAATATGATGGCAAATATTGCAAATGAAATTTGGGGGCAGTGGTTATGCAAGAAATAAAGAATATTAAAATAAAGGATTTAGTTCCTTATGAAAAAAATTCAAAGATACACTCGGAATATCAAATCGAATTAATTGAGAAAAGTATCAAAGAGTTTGGTTTTATAAATCCGATTTTGATTGATGAAAATAGAAATGTAATAGCTGGGCATGGAAGAATTGAAGCTGCTAAAAATTTAAAATACAAAGAGCTTCCATGCATTGTAATTGAAGGTTTAACAGAACTTCAAAGAAGGGCCTATATAATTGCTGATAATAGATTGTCAGAATTGGCCGAATGGGATAATGAGCTGGTCGCTAGGGAATTGAGAGATTTGAAAGAATCAGGATTCGATACTGATGTGACTGGCTTTTTATATGATGACATTGATTTTTCTTTCATGGATGAACCAAGTCAAAATCTGAAAAAAGAAAAAAATAAAAGAGAAGCCAAAGAATGTGAATGTCCACGATGTAAATGCATTTTTACATCGAAAGAGATCATTCAACATGGAAAAGATTATGAAGTCGTTGAGTAAACCGAAGGGGGAGAGTGACGATGGCAAAAAAACAAGAAGTTCCTGAGAAGCTGACTCTTCAGGAGCAAGCCAATCAAATATTGGCCAAAGCTGAAGAAAAAGGAGTTTCAACAAACTTTTTCTTCATAACCACATTCAAAAGATACCAGGTGCAGATGAAAATCATGACAGACCTGGAAAAGCAAATCGAAGAAATCGGAGCCACAGTTGAAAAGGAATATGTGAAGGGGCGATGTAATATCTACACCAATCCAGCGATTTCTGAATACAACAAAACAGCGACAGCTGCCAATGGAACAGTTAGCACACTGATGAAGATTTTGACTACATTCTCAGAAGCAGAAGGGATCGAGTCAGGCGATCTGATGAGCGAATTCTTGCAGCTATAGAATGCAGATAAAAAAATATAATTATATATCGCAATACTGGAAGAAAATACAATCTGGCGAGATACAAGTGAGCCACAAGGTTTATCAAACCATGGAGATGCTCATTGATATCCAAAATGGCAAAGATAAAAAATATCACTTTGATCCAATCCTGGCGAATCGTCCAATTGTATTTATCGAAACATTTTGCAAACAGTCAAAAGGTAAGCACATCGGCAAGCCTTTAAAGCTGGAACTATATGAGAAAGTAATTATTTCAGCAATCTATGGTGTTGTAGATAAGCACTACATCAGAAGATTTCAAGAGGCCCTGATTATCATGGGCCGAAAGAATGGAAAATCGACTTTGCTTTCAGGCTTAGGAAATTACGCTTTGCTTGGTGATAAAGAAGGTGGTCCAGAAGTCGATTGTGTATCTACAAAGAAAGATGCTGCAAAGATAGTATTCAATGAAGCCAAGAATATGGTGAGACAATCGCCATATTTGAGCAAATATATAACAAGTCGCAAATCTGATTTATATTGCGATTACAACTTCGGTGTATATCAACCACTTTCAAGTGATTCAGATACTCTTGATGGTTTGAATCCGTCAATGGTCATTCTTGATGAATGTCACGCTATCAAGGACCGAAATCTTTACGATGTAATGAAGCAAGCTCTTTCTGCAGAGTCAAGAGAGCAGCCTTTATTCCTAACCATCACAACAAGCGGTTTTATTCGTGATGGAATATATGATGAATTATATGATTACGCTGAACAGGTGCTCAATGGTGAAGTAGACGATGAGCACTTTATTTCATTCATTTATGAGCTCGATTCAATGGATGAATGGCTCAAAGAAGATTGCTGGATTAAAGCTAATCCTGGACTTGGCACAGTTAAATCTCTTGCTAAGCTTCGCCAGGCAGTACAAAGAGCAATCGTTCAGCCTAACTACAGAAAGACAGTTCTCACCAAGGACTTCAACCTGAAGAACATCACTTCAGCAGCATGGCTCAAGTGGGAAGAGATTGAAAATCCTGAGACATTCGACATGGAGCTTGTCAGAAATACATATGCCATAGCTGGCGCGGATTTATCTCAGATTCGAGATTTGACATGTGCATCACTTCTGATCAGGCGAAGGAATGATGAAAAGATATATCTACTGCAACATTATTTCCTTCCAAGAGTGAGAGTTGAAGAGCTAGAAGAGCGAAACTCAAAAGAAGCTCCATATATGAAATGGCATGAGCGTGGTCTTTTGACATTATGCGATGGCGAAATGGTTCAGTACTCAGATGTGACAGCCTGGTACAAGCAGATGCATGATGAATACCAGATTGATATCTTCAAAGGCGGTTACGATCGAGCGATGGCTGATTATTGGGTTCAAGAAATGGAATCAGAGTTCGGCAAAGTAATGGAAGCGGTAGCTCAGGGTGCTAAGACTTGGACGATGCCAATGAAAGAGATGGGAGCTCAGCTTGCAGAGCATAATATTAATTACAACAACAATCCGATTTTCAAGTGGTGTTTATCAAATACTGGTGTGAAATCGGTTGGAACACTTGAATCAATCGAGCCAGTAAAGCTTCAAAAAAGGCGAAGAATTGATGGCATGGTAAGCGCATTAAATGCGTATGTAATATACACAAAATACAGAAACGACTATCTCAATATGGTCGGATAAGGAGAGAACAATGGGCCTTTTAGACAGATTCAGATTTAGAAAACCTAGTGCAGAAGCCAGGGAAAGAAATCAGGGGAAGAGCATTCCCATCACCATCAATTGCTGGAACTACAGAAGATTTCATGGAGAGCTTCTAGATATTGATGCAGTTGTAGCTTGTATCGATGCACTAGCTCGAAATCTTGCAAAGATGAGGCTAACAGCAATCCGCCAAGTAAAGGATTCGGTTTCTGTGACAGATACCACATCAGATGTGGCCAAAGTTCTGAAAAAGCCAAATCAATATATGACTCAGTATGATTTTATCTATAAAGTCGCTGCTTTATATTATGCATCAAACAATGTGTTTATTTGGCCAGAGTATGATGGAACAAAGCTGATTGCTTTGTGGCCTATAAATTATACTCGCTTCAAACTTTATGAAAAGGATGGAGTGAAGGTCGCAAGATTTGAGCTGCATCACAATCATTATTACACAGTGCCTTATTCAGATTTGATTCACCTGAGAAATCATTACTTCAATGATGAGCTTTATGGTGATGAAAATTCACCATTTTCACCAATTGCTGAATTGATGCATGCTCAGAATCAGGGAATCATTGAAGGCATCAAATCAAGTGCTTTGATTCGAGGTTTATTAATCGCAGCTGGAGTTGTAAAAGAGGAAGATCTGAAAAAAGCCAGGGAGCGATTCATCGAAGAAAATCTCGATGCTCAAAACAATGGCGGTGTAATGATTATCGATGGCAAGTTTGATTATAAGGACATGAAATCAACTCCATACATCATCGATGCAGACACCAGGAAGCAAACAAGAGAAAGCACATTTGATTACTTCGGTGTTAACGAAGAATTCGTTCAAAACAAATTTACTGCAGAAAAATATGAATCAGTATATGAAGGAAAGCTGGAGCCATTCGCGATTATGCTCACGGATGCGCTTACAGCTTTTTTGTTTACCGACAGAGAGCTTGGATTCGGCAATGAAATATATGCCAACATGAACAAAGTCAAGTATCAGAGCATCAGTTCAGTTGTTAGCATCGTGAACTCAACCAAGGAGCTTGGACTTTTCACTCGTGATGAGTACAGAGAGATGCTTGGCTATGAGCCACTAGGACCAGACAGAGGTGGCAATGAAATTATGATTGCTGTTAACAATTATCAATCAGATACACAAATCCAGGAAGGAGAAGAAAACAATGAAGAATAGAGAAATCCGAACAATAATCGGAAAGGTAGAAAGAAGAGCCACTGAAGATGGTCAGATCAGGTTAACTGGTCAGCCAATCGTATTCAATCAAAAAACAGATATCGGTGGATGGTTCTCTGAAGAGATTGCTCCTGAAGCAATCGATGATAGTGTACTTCGAGATGTTTGTTTCTTAGTAAATCATGATTTCAGCGGTATTCCGTTAGCAAGAAGCAGAAACAACAATGCTAATTCAAATTTAAGATTCACGAAAACTGATGCTGCAGTGAACATGGAAACGGATTTAGATCCAAGAAATCCAAAGGCTGTGGAATTAGATTCGGCAATTGAGCGAGGCGACATTCAAGGAATGAGCTTCGCTTTTATTGTAGATGGCGAAGTTTGGAGCAATCTGGATTCAGATTATCCAAATCGCAGAATCACTCACATTTCAGAAATCTTCGAAGTGAGTGCTGTTACATGGCCAGCCTATGAAGGAACTTCTATTCAATCTGAGAGATCACTGGAGAGTGGTCTTGAAAGTTTGAAGAGAGCGCGCGAAGAGCTGGAGAGCGCACGCGTGAGAAGTGCAAAAGTGGCTGAGCTTAACAACGAGTTAAAGGAGATTCAGTCATGAAAGAAAAAAGATTAGCTGAAATCGCAGCTGAGCTTGCTGAAATCGAAGCAAGAGCAAATGGTCTTGAGCCACTTGCAGAAACAGCTGAACAGACTGCAATCGATGAGAGAAGCAACGTTCTTTCTGAGATTAAAGAGTCGAGAGAGAAGCTCCTTGCTGAAAAGGAGCAGATTGAAGCTGAGATTCGTGCTGCAAAGGCAGTTGAAGAGAATCCAGGTTCAGCAACAGTTATCGAAAACGAAAAGAGAGGAGAAAAGGGAATGGAAAAAGAATTCAGAAATAGCCCTGAGTACATTGCTGCATATGCAAAGGCAATCAAGGGTGATTCAACAGATTTACGCGCACTCTTAACAGAGAACGCTCCTTCAGATGGCCAGGTGCCAATCCCAACATTCGCAGAAGAGCGAATCAGAACAGCATGGGAGACAGATGAGATTCTCAACAGAGTTGGAAAGACTTATGTAAAGGGCAATCTCAAGATTGGCTTCGAAATTTCAGGTTCAGATGCAGTTATTCATGTTGAGGGCGATGATGCTCCAGAAGAAGAAGAGTTAGTTCTTGGTGTTGTTGAGCTCGTTCCACAGAGCATCAAGAAGTGGATCACTATTTCTGATGAAGTGCTCGACATGAAGGATCAGGAGTTCATTGATTATGTATATGATGAGCTCGGTCACAGAATCGCAAAGGCAGCAGCTGATATTGTAGTTGCTAAAATCAAGGCCCTTCCACAGGCTTCAACAGCAACAACTCCAGCTGCAGCATTGATCACAGAAGCTCCTTCAGCTACAACAATGATCAATGCTATCGCTCAGCTTTCTGATGAGGCAACAAATAATGTTGCAATCATGAACAAGCTTACATGGGGCGAATTCAAGAGCATCACAACAGCTGACGGATATCCTCTTGCAGATCCATTCGCTGGCCTTGTTGTTCTATTCAACAACAGCTTAAAGGCATACAGCGCTGCTTCTGATAATGAGGTTTATGCAATTGTTGGTGATCTTGCAACAGGCTTCAGAGCAAACTTCCCTAACGGAGAGGAAATCAAGATCAAGATGGATGACCTTTCTCTTGCAGAGAAGGATCTTGTGAAGTTTGTTGGTCGTAAGTATGTTGCTCTTGAAGCAGTTGCTCCAGGAAGATTCACACTTATTGCTAAGCCAACAACTCCAGAGCCAACAACTCCAGAGCCTTAATCAAGGAGTTGTGATTGAAGATTAAGCTAACAGCTGAAACAAGAGTCCTTCTTTCGGCTGGGACAATTGTAGATGTTGATGCAAAGACAGCAGCGGCCATTCATACACTTGGCCGCTGCGTTTATGTAAAGGACACAGCTGAAGTGAAAAAAGCTGAAAAAGTAGAGCAGCAGCTGGAGCCTGAAAAGGTTGAAAGGCCAAAGAAGGCATCCAAAACAACAAAGAACTAAAGGGAGATTAGAGCCATGACCACACAAGAATTGATGGCATTTGTAAAAACATCGCTTCGAGTTGCAAGCGAATCATTTGATGATGAAATCCAAGCTTTAATTGATGCAGCTGAAGCTGACATTACCCAAGCGACAGATAAAGCTTTCGATATCACCGACAAAGTCCAGTGCAACGCAGTAGCAGTATATTGCCAGGCATACTTTGGTTATGGCGATGATAAAGCACTGGAGCGATACAAAAATATGCTGATTCAAATCGGCCTGAGAAAGATAAATGGTGCAGAAGAATGAGAGATGAAGGAAAGCTTAAATTTTATAATCTGCAGAACACAGCCCAAAGTGGGGCAATGCCTAAGCAACAGCTAGTAAGTCTCAAAATAGAAGGCTTCTATGCAAACAAGACCATCGGATTCAATCGCATGTATGCAGCTAAAGGAGCCAACATCAAGCTCGACAAGTTGATTCGAGTTTACAACACAGTGATTCCTGAAGATGCAAAGTATGTGATTCTTGAAGATGGCAGACAGTATCTGATTACAGATGCTGTGCAGATTGTAGATGAAGATTGCGTTGAATTATCTCTAGAAAGGTTAGGGAACTATTATGAAGTCGCTGACGACCCTTCTATCTGAGCCAATCACAGTATTTGGCCAGTTGGGATTTGTATATCACTATCACAAACCAGATGCAACTCAAGCTCCATATGCAGTATGGACGGAAACCGATGAGGAATCCTTCAATGCAGACAACGCAAAGAGCGAACGACAGCTGAACGGAACAATCGATTTCTATTCTCTTACTGAAGCCGACAGCAAGCTCGATACAATCGAGACTGCACTGGCTAAGATGGGAGCAACCTGGACACTTGCAAGTGTTCAGTTCGAGGAAGATACAAATTTAATCCATACCTCTTGGGATTGGAGTGTGACCTGATGGCTAAAGTAAAAACAACAGGATTAAATGAAACACTGAAAATGCTTGAAAGCATTGAAAGGAATACGGATGAAATTCTAGAGGATGTCCTTCGAGAAGGAGCAATGATTGCCACAGATGAAATGCGCTCGCAGATTTCAAAGCTCCGTACTTCTGACGAGTATGAAGGTGGAAATGGAAAGCGATACGCAAAGAAAAGTGATGTCCAAGGATTGCTTGATTCTTTAGGATTTGCTCCAGTTAGATTCAATAATTCGGTTGTTGATTCAAATATTGGCTTTGATGGATATAACGACAACAGAACCAAGAAATACCCAAAAGGACATGCGAATAGAATGGTTGCAAATGCAATCAATAGAGGTACAAGTTTCATGATTGCTCAGCCTTTTATCAATAGAACGAAAAAGGCAGCTGAAGCAAAGTGCAATCAAGAAATGCAAAAAAAGCTTGATGAAGAAATTCAAAAGCTTACTAAGTAAACGAAAGGAGAAATACGGAAATGGCAGCAGTAGGAAAAGTTACAATTGGCTTTTCAAAGCCTTATATCGCAAAGTACTCTGTAGCTGGCGGTGTAATTACATACAGCGATTGCCAGAAACTTGCGCGCGGTGTATCTGTTACAGCTTCGCCTGAAAGCTCAGACAACAACAACTTCTATGCAGATAACATTGTTGCAGAAAGCGATTCAGGTACATTCACAGGCGGAACAGTTACATTGACAGTTGATGGCCTTCTTCAGGATGCTGAAGCTCTTATTCAGGGATTGCCAGCAGCAGATGCAGATGGCTTCATCAATTATGATGATGATCAGGCAATTCCATATCTTGGAGTAGGATTCCTCATTGAAACAATGAGCGACAATGTTAGATATTGGACTCCAGTAGTATTCACTAAGGTTTCAGCAAATCAGATTGAGAATGAAGCTGAAACAGAAGGAGAAGAAATCGACTGGCAGACTCAGGAAATTGAGTTTAATATCTACAAGGATGATTCTGCAAAGCATTGCTGGAAGAGAGTTGGCGGAGAGATGGCAACTGAAGCAGCTGCAGAAGCAGCTCTTGTTGCAGCTCTTAGTTGAGCCACACCATAAAAGTAGTTTGTAAAGGGAAGCCTTAGAGCTTCCCTTTTTTATTTAATCATGCGAGGAAAAAAAGATGGAAGAAAACAAAGTATTTGATTTAGGCGAATATCGCTTTGAAAGAACAGTCTGGGCTAATATTCAGCTTGCGAAATTATGTCCAGGCGGAAATATATCGAAGATTACAGAAATACTTGAAGATGAGGACATGGCAAATCAATTAAATGTAATCATGGATATTGTTTTGATTTTAAATGAAGCAGCTGAAAAGAAGGCTGCTTTTTTAGATCCAAATCACGAA